TATTTCCCATAAACGGAATCGTGTTCTTTTTGGAATGGACGGTGAATGTACATGCCAAATAGATTTTGGTATTTATGGATTAGGAAAAGAACGCACTTTAGAAGATTATGAAAAATATGCGGGTTTAAGATTTAAAGATAGAAGTGTTCAACAATATACTTTAGATAATAATATTGCCCCCAACCCAATCATTGAAAACCCAGTAGAATATGACCAATCATTCTTATCAGTATTTAAACATTGTATTGATATAGGATTTAACCAAATTCCTTTAGATGATTATGATGTGTTTGCTGTTGCTTTTGAAGATATTAATGGAAATGAAATACACCGTCAAGATGCAATGCCTGATGAGATTCAACGTATTAAAAATGACCCTGATGGATATGGTAAAATTTGGAGAGTATTTAATACTCAAACCAAACCCTCAAGATGGATTGTTTGGCCACACTCTATCTCTCAAGGTTGGATGGAACGCATTACTGGAAACTTACCCTAATATTATATGCAGATTATTGGTAATGGAATGATTGCTAAATCATTTAAAAATTTTAATCTTGCAAATACCTGTATTTTTGCTAGTGGAGTAGCAGATTCAACGGAAACTGATTTGCTTTTATATAAAAAAGAATTTGAATTATTAAAAAAAACAATTAATCAATTTCCACAATTTAAATTTGTATATTTTAGTACTCTTAGTATTTTTAAATTTGAATATAATGAGTATGTTAAACATAAATTATTTATAGAAAATTATATAGAAAATAATTTAGATAATTATTTAATATTAAGATTACCTAATATAGTAGGTCAAACTAAAAACCAAAATCAATTATTACCTTTTTTATTTCAAAAAATATCTAGTAATAGTGAAATTGATGTTAAAGATAATACCTATAGAGATTTAATAGATGTAGAAGATTTACCTAAAATTGTTAAATTTTTAATTGAAAAAAATATTGTGAATAAAATTAATATAAGCTTAAATAATAAAATTACAGTTACAGATATAATTGATATTTTAAAAGACATAAATCATATTTATACTACAAAAATAAATAAAATAAATATTGATGATACAATATATTACACTAATGATTTATTAAATTACAATTTTGACTTTACTCAAAAATCATTAAATATTAATCCTATTAATATTATAAAAAAATACTATACAATTCGTGAATAAAATATACATAGCCCAATATTATACCGAAAATTTAACTCATGGTCCATTTGCTGAAAAAATAAACCAAAAATATGCAAATGAAATGGGTTATGGGTATTATTGTGAAAAGTCAACAAAGGATATAAGAGATTTTTTAAAAGGTATAGCCCCTACCTGGTACAAATCTAAACTAATTTTAGATGTATTTGATAAATACAATCCAGAATATGTTTTATTTTTAGATACAGATGCTATTATATCAAATCCTAATATTAAAATTGAAGAATTTATTGATTCTAAATATAATTTTATAGTTGCTGAAGATGTAAGTAATCACAGTCTTATGAATGCTGGAGTATTTTTAATAAAAAATAATAAGTGGTCTAGAAGCTTTTTACAAAGATGGTTTGAATGTTCATCTAAATTAAAACCTATAGAATGTACTTACAAACTTGAAGCTATGGAACATGATCTAAACTCAGAAGGATTTTATTCTGATAGGTTATGGATGGATCAAACAGCTCTTACTTATTTGTATTATGATCAAAGTGAATTTAAAAATAAAATAAAAATAATTTCAAATAAAAGTTTTAATTGGTACAAATATAATGAAGGTAATTTTATTTTTCATGCCTATATGTATGGGACAATTCCCAACAGAACAATTGATATAATATATAATACAATCTTTAATAAATAAAAAAATTTATATGACTCTATCAGAAATAGCTAAAATCTATCCTACAGATAAGGATTTTACTCATGATTACTATAATAAAGTATATGAAAAATACTTTTCTCCTATAAAAGAAGATATAAAACTAGTTTGTGAAATAGGAATTGGAGGATTTTGGAAGGAAGTAAATTGGTTAAATGGTAATTCTTTAAAAGTATGGAGAGATTATTTTACTAACGCCCAAATTTTAGGATTAGATATTAATAAACCCACTGATATTGAAGATTTAGATCGAATAGATATTGATTGGATTGATCAATCAAAAAAAGATTTAGTAATTGAATACTCAAGTAAATTACATAATTATGATATTATATTAGATGATGGGTCTCATAATGTATATGATCAACAAATAACTTTAGCTTATTTTTTCAAATCTCTTAAATCTGGAGGAATTTATGTTTTAGAAGATTTACACAGTAGTATTGAAGTAAATATTCCTGAAAAAACTAAATTATGGGGATGGGGAGAACCTGGTTTTATCACTCCTTTAGAATTACTAGAAAATTACCAAAAAACAGGTGAAATTATCTCTGATTATTTAACAGATAGTGAAAAACAATATTTAAAAGAAAATATAGCAAGTGTTGAAATTTTTCATTTAGCTCCTACAAGTATTACTTCAATTATAATTAAAAAATAGCTTTTATGAATCGTGATATTACAATAGTTACGGGTTTATGGGATTTAAAAAGAGGAGATATTGACGGGTGGGGCAAAAGAGATTTCCAACAATATAAAGATCGATTCTTTGAGTTACTACAATCAGATGCTCAAATGTGTATTTGGATTCCTAAAGAATTAGAACAAGAAGTTTTAAAAATTAGAGGAGATAAACCTACACAGATATACTTTAAAGAGCTAGAAGACTTTAAAACATGGTTTCCGTTTTTTGATAAAGTACAAGAAATAAGAACCAATCCAAAATGGGTTAACTTTGCGGGATGGCTTACTGAATCCCCTCAAGGTGTTTTAGAATTTTATAATCCCATCATGATGTGTAAAATGTTCATGGTAAATGATACTGCTATATTTAATCCATTTAATTCAAATTATTTTTATTGGATTGATGGAGGGCTAACATCTACAGTAAATCAAGGATATTTTACACATGATAATGTTTTAGATAACTTACAAAATTATACTGATAGTATAGATAAATTTACATTTATTCAATATCCTTATACTTCAAATGAAGAAATACATGGATTTGAAAGAAAAAAAATGGCTGAATATTGTAGGGTTGATTTTGTAGATAAAATTTCTAGAGGTGGCTTTTGGGGAGGAACAAAAGAACAAATTCATAAAATAAACAATTTATACTATTCTATCCTTCATAATACCATAAATGAAGGATACATGGGTGCTGATGAATGTTTATTTACAATATTATCATACCAAAATCCAGAACTAATAAATAATTTTGAAATAGAAGGAAATGGTTTGCTATTGCCATTTTTTGAAAATCTTAAACAATACACAAAATCTTCCTCAAAACCCCAATCTAAAATAGGACTATATGTAATTACTTATAATAGTCCAAAACAATTTAAAACACTTATAGAATCAATGTTGCAATATGATTCTAATTTTGTAACCCAACCCCAAAAATTTTTATTAGATAATTCTCTTAATTTAGAAACACAAGATGAATATTTAAAAATTTGTAAAGAATATAATTTTACACATATAAAAAAAGATAATATAGGGATATGTGGTGGAAGACAATTTATAGCAGAACACGCTCATGAAATTGATTTAGATGCTTATTTTTTCTTTGAAGATGATATGTTTTTTTATCCTAAAGAAGGTACAATATGTCGAAATGGATTTAATAGAAAAATAAATAATCTATACCATAATTCTATTAAAATACTTAATAAAGAAAAATTTGATTTTTTAAAATTATCCTACTCCGAATTTTATGGGGATAATGGAAAACAGTGGGCTTGGTATAATATACCCCAACCCATAAGAGATAAATATTTTCCTGAATACAATAAACTTCCTAATAGTGGAATTGACATTAATTCACCATCAACCCAATTTAATACTGTTGGTTCTTTAGAAGGTATCCCTTACATTAGTGGGGAAATTTACTATTCTAATTGGCCACAAATAGTATCTAAAGATGGAAATAAAAAAATGTTTCTAGACACAAAATGGGAACATCCTTTTGAACAAACATGGATGTCTCATATATTCCAAGAAACTAAAAACAATAATATTAAACCTGGACTATTATTAATCACTCCTACAGAACACGATAGATTTGATCATTATAAAGCCGAAGAACGACGAGAAAATTAACTATGAATTGGCTATATAAAGGAAATACAATTAATGACATATCTCAATTCCCAGAAGATACGTACGGTTTTGTTTACATTGTAACACATACCCCTACAAATAAATCCTACATTGGTAAAAAAGT